ATGTCGGAGTTAAGGCAGAAACTACCGGTATATCCTTTGGCAAAATGTTTGGTGCTATTGCTGCGGGTGCTATACTTGCTAAAATTGGTCATTCTTTAGCTAATTTTGCTAAAGATGCAATAACAGCAGCATCCAAAATTGAAGGTATAAAAGCAGCGTTTGACAAACTTAACCAACCAAATTTATTAGGCAATATCCAAAAAGCTACACGAGGCACAGTCACAGACCTTGAATTAATGCAACGTAGTGTAATGGCTAATAATTTCAAAATACCGCTTGAACAACTTGCAACTTATTTTAAATTTGCTACAAATCGGGCTATTGAAACCGGACAATCAGTTGATTATCTTGTGGAAAGTATAATAACAGGCGTGGGTAGAAAATCAGTTTTAGTTATGGATAATCTTGGGATTAGTGCGGTTGAATTACAGCAAGAAGTCGCAAAAGTTGGAGATTTTGGTAAAGCAGCAGGGATAATTATTCAAAGAGAACTTGCAAAAGCTGGTGACGTAGCCGATACATTAGCAACAAAAACGGCAAGAATATCAACAGCATGGGGGAATTTTCAAACTGCGGTTGGACAATCAATTGTAAGTTTTGGAAGCGGGTTAGCACAACTTTTAGGCTTTGTAGATTTAGCAGCTTTAATAAATGACCAAACAAGAAGAATGAAAGAGTTTTTCGGTGTTGTTGACAAAGGTTATTCAAGTCTAAAATCAAGTAAAATTGATATATTCACAGGCTTAGGTGAAAAAGAAAGAAAACAATCCTTAATAGATGAAACAAAACGATTAAATATATTATTGGCTCAAAAGGCTGCATTACCTAAACCGCAAAAAGTACGAACAAGTTTCGGTACAACAGAAACTATAATAAGCCCTAAAACTAAAAAAGAACGTGCAGAATTAGAAGAACACATCAAAAATGTAAAAGCCAATATGGCAGCAATAAATCAAATTAATGCTGATATTGCAAAAGGCACAAGAGATATAAACGGCAATCTTATTAAACAAGCTGATACAACTGCAAATATTGACGCTTTAAAAGCGGATTTAGCAACTAAAGAAAAAGAATTATTAGCAATACAATCAAAAGGTGGAAAGGCGGGTATTGAAGAATTAAAAGCTGCTACGCTTGCAAGGGACGAAGTTAAAGGAACATTAGAGGCTTTAAAGCCAGCCAAAGAAGATGAAATAAAACTCACGAATAAATTAGAAGCCGAATTATCTAAATTAACCGAGCAGTATAATAGTTTAGCAGATGCAAGTTCGCCACAAGCTCAAAAGTTAGCCGCTAAAATTGCTGGATTGCAAGCTGAAACTGATAAAATAAAAGAACAAAAAGATGAACTTTTATTATTAGAGAGGCAAAAATTAGCAGCACAAAAAGCCCCTATTAGTGGTTTATCTGGTGCGGTCAAAGCTTTGCCAACTATACAAACAAGCCTTTTCGGTGGTAAAAACGTATTAAGTGATATATATAAAAAGATGGTGAAAGCGCAAGATGAAATAAATAATCTGAATTTAACTTTAAGTGCGAGCGTTTCACCGGAAGAAATAAATACTCTTGAAACTAAAATAAAATTATTACAAGAAACTTACGATAAATTAAAAGCTGTTTATGATTTACAAAACTTTCAAATTTCACAAGGCGTAAAACCTTTAGCTGAATTAGCCCCAGATAAGTTAGAAAAGGTAGAAAAACCTGATAAAATTAAAGAAGATAATCCAGCTAAAAAATCTTTCGAAGAATTACACCCAGTAATGTTAGGCACGTTAAATATTGCTAATGATTTGCGAGATGTTTCTTTGCAATTTACTAATACTTTAAGCAACGGCATTACTGGAATGATAACAAAGGCTATGACATTAAAAGATGTATTGAATGACATTGCAGGGATGGTATTATCGAGTATAATTCAATTTGGTGTTAAAGCTGGATTAACTGCCCTCACAGGCGGTGCTGGTGGCTTTTTTAGCGATGTATTCGGGAATGTAATGCCATCTGCTCCAACAGTTCCAACAGTAGCGGGCGTTAATATTGGACAGCCATCGGCAAGTCAAGGTAGTGATATTAATGCTTTAACTCGTAAAATGGATTCATTAATCCAAGCTACAATAAACACAAATGAGATTCTTATAAATAAAGATATGACTGTTAATATAGCACAAGGGAAAGGTGGAATTGAGTACCTTAAAAATATTACACGTGGTCAAGATTCCTTAACCAGAGCTGGGTTTAAGCCATGATAAACTATTACGTTAAAATAAATAATGTTGATGTTTCTGCATATATTAGGAATGATATTTCGGCTATCCCTTTTATCGATACTAATGACGACTATTCATTAAGAAATACAAGACTTGATATTGATGTCGATTCTAGCTTGACACCTACTATCGGGCAAAGTGTAGAAATATTACGTGAAGCAGTGACTATATTTTCAGGATATATCCACAACATCCAAAGAGATAGGGTTGCAGGACTTTATAATTTAGAATGTTATTCTCTGATATTCAAATTGAATCAGCATACATTTGACCCAGAATTAATAAAAGTTTATTTGGCTGATTTGGTCGCGGGAACTACAAAAACAGCCACATCGTTTGATGACGGATATATGGCTTGTGCTTCACATGGATTAACTGTTGGTGACGTTATTATACTTTATACAGCCGATTTTAATGAGTGTATCCCTTATTATTACTACGTTGTTAAGGAGGTTGGTGATGGTTGGTTCAAATTCACAATCTCAACATTATTAGGCTATGTTATGCCCGAGACAGGGCGAGATTATGACTTTGCAAAAGTTACTGCTACGAGTGGGTTTGTGCCTTGTGTTTATAGTCTAAACTACAATAACATTAGTTTAAGCCAAGTTTTAACTTATATTTTCTCTTTAGTAGGTGCAACATTAGATATAACTGCATTTACAACAAGTACATTTAATGGTATAACTTTGGATAAAATAGGTTTTGACGATAGAATGTTAATGATGGTAAACCAAAGCTCCACACGAAGGCAAGAATATGATACTGATAACAGCGCATGGCAAACATCACCCGACATACAAAACTCTTATTTAACATGTTTTGAACTATTAAGTGAAATTTTATGTAATATGAAACTACAAATTTATCCGACTTCATTAAACACTTATAAAGTTGAAAATTTAATAGATTCTTATGTAAAAACTACACGATGGGGATTAAGCGAACTTTCAGAATTGCCAAGAGGCGGTGATATAGTTGGAAATGTTTTAGACAGAATCCTTTACCCTCGTTTTGGTTTTGATTCAAGATTTAAACCTGTTACATCTGATTATCCTTTTGGTTTTTATAAAGAATATGACCACGTTTTCACAATATCTTATAATAACCAAAGTTCATATAATAATTTAGTATATTTAGATATGACCACTATTGCAGACGACTATTATGGCGGTGGATATGAGGGTTTGTTATTTATACCATCAATACAATTAGCATCAAAAATTGATGATATTACAAAAAGCAAATACCGAGAAACAAATGTCATTCCAGTAGATTTAACTGCAAAAGCTTGTTTGAATTGTTACATAGAGCAAGACTTAAATTACGATACTATGAAAGTTGAGGAGGTAACTTACACATGAGTATTTTTGGAACAGGAAGTTTTATGTTTACAGGTACAGGTTCGCCGGATTCAACAGCAAGAACGCTTAATCATAGCCGTTTATCGCCTGAATTTCAGCAACCTGATTTAATAGAGTTAACAAACCCTTTGACTGGGGAAAAATATTATAATTTGCGTGGCAACTATGCAACTTTTATAGTTGAGGAATTAGTTTTCAAGGAAACAACACCGGCAACATTTGCAACAATGATTTTTTCATATATTGGCAAAGATGTTACTAATGTAAAGCCTTACGGAAGCGTTATAATGGACGTAACAGGCGGTACGCCGGCAGTTTTTACGGTTGTATCTGCCAAACCTTACCCATTTGCAGAGTTGGACGATCGGCAAAAGATTGTAATTGAGTTCCGGTCTAAAAAATATATAGATTTGGCGGCATCTTTAGCATGACAACAGTTTTCAAATATGGCTTAGATGAGTATGAATTAGACTACACAGTCGAAACACCCGATTTTTCTTATCCTATTATCATCCTAAGGAATCCTTTGAATGGTGAAATGTCATTCAAGGGTATCCAATATTATGATACTTTTGTTGTTAGATGCCACTTATGGAATTATGAGGACGATGCGGAAGATAAATTTACAGATATTTATGCGTTACGTGGTAAAAAAGTATATTTTAAGCCACATTTAGACGAAGATTATATAAAAAACTTAAATGGTGACTACGTTTATTTTTGGATTACAGATGTAACACCCTATAAATTAGCATTAGCTACTTATGATTATTTTATAGTAAGATTAGTTTCATCAACTTTTATTAACTCAACAGTATCAACTTTGTATGTAGATGAAAACGGCGAAGTTTATATAATAGATGACGAAGGAGGTTTCATACATGAATAAAAAAATATTAATATTTATTTTACTATTAACAAGTTTAGTTTTTGCACAAACCAGAATACAGGATTTGCAGGCTGTTAATACGCTTAAAAATGGTGATTTATTCCTAATTACACAAGACAATACAGGATTAACTCCCGGACAGTACAACGGCAGAAAAATGGCTTTTAGTTATCTTTTAGCACAGTTACAAGATTCGATAATTACAGTATTGGATACTTTAACTTTTGTTCGTACGTTTGGCAACCAGACTATTAACGGAATAAAAACATTTAGCTCGGATATTCTAACCACAGCCACAAAAGGAATAAAATCAGTAAATTACAAAACAGGCTTTATAACCGGAACTGGGTATGCGATAAGTAAAGGTTTGACAGGATACACAGCCGAATTTGATAACTTGTTTATTCGTGGTTCTTTGACTGCAAATGAATTTATCCGCAATCAAACGCAAGTAAACAATGGTGATTTAATGATTGCCAACGGTGCACAGGTTAAGGGAATATCTAATAGATTCCAAGAATCAGGCTACATTACAACAATTGATGGCAAAATATTGACAACATCCGGCGGTACTTCATTAATTACTGCTGGTTATACACGTAGGGCAGAGGTTGAGTTTCAAGACGCTGACGGCAAAACTATAATGCCATTCAAGAAAAATGACTTATTTATGATCCAACAATATACTTTAGACGGTAAGAATATTATAAAAACGATTAAAGGGATATTTGTTGAAGTTCGTGGCGCAGAAATGAATTACTTTGTTGATTACACAGAGGGGACTTTAAGCGTTGGCGACTTTGTAGCACAAGTTGGCAATACAACAGATACAACTCGGCAGAATTTAATTAGATTAATTGTAAATGGTGAAAATGCGCCACGTATAGAATTATTAAGCGGTATTGACTCTTTTAGTAAGCTTATTGATGGCACGGCAACAAAAATTATTTTGGGCAAATTAGACGGCGAAAAATGGGAAGGCATACCGTTAAGCGGGTTCGGTCTATTAGCAAAAACTGGCGCAAGTTATTTACAACAAGGGAACTATTCAGGCAAGGTTGTAGTCGGCTCGGGCGATGTTGATTCATCTTTATTAGCACAAAAAACTTTAATTGATGCAAAACTTGATAGTGCAGGAGTTGGTTCATTAGCTTACCAAGATTTAGTGAATTTGGCTCTTTTAGATTCAACAATTATACAAAGAGGGTTTATAAAAACTTCTTTGGTAGAAACGGATGCTCTACTTGTGACAGGGTACGGTACTTTCGGAGATTATCAAGATTCGGTTAATACAGCAATACAGGCTAAATTAGATAGCTCTGGGGTTGGCTCTCTGGCTTATGAGGATTTAGTAAATATTGCTTTAGTTGATACTACTCTTATTATCGGTGGATATGTTAAGACATCATTAATAAATACAAATGCTTTGATTGTTTCTGGGTATGGCACTTTCGGGGATTACCAAGACTCTGTTAACGCTGCTATTCAAACAAAACTTGATAGTTCCGGTGTTGGTTCTTTAGCATATGAGGACTTGGTCTCATTAGCTTATCTGGACACAACAGTTGTAATTGGCGGTTATCTAAAAAATACTTTAATCAATACTAAACAATTAATCATACGAGGTTCAACATTAGAAAGTGTATTGGGTGGGCAATCTGATTCTATTGCGGTAGGGTATAATAAAAATAAGACAAGTATTGGGAGTACACCACCTGCTAATCCAGTTAATGGCGATATTTGGCTAAGTACAGAATATACAGACCCACCATATATTGATAATGCACAATATAGATATGACGGTTCAGGATGGGATATATTTCTCGGTGCTGGCACTGGTATAGCAACTTACATAGATGAAACTGGTATTTATACAGGTACTTTAACTGCAAATCAAATTTACGCTGTTGGCATAACCGCAGATTCGATAAAAACAGGTACTTTATCAGGTGTTACAGTGCAAAGTAGTAATGGTGATAATAGGGTTGTATTAAGCAATGGCGATGCAATAGATTTTTATTATGGTGGGGATTTACAAGGCACTATATCAGGATATTTTAGTTCACCAATTAACCAAATACAAATAACAACCGGCTTAGTAGAAATAACAGGAGCATTGCGGACAAGCGGTGACCTTATAAGTTTAAGCGGTATTTATGCAACAGATATAATAGAATCAGTAGCGGGTTTTGGTATATCTGGAGGCGGGGCTGGCATAAGTACTACAAAAACTTGGAGTGATTCTGATTCAACTCATACAGTGACTATTGAAGGTGGTATAATAACAGGTTGGACTACTGTTGCAAATTCACCATCTGTAGCGTCAAAAACTTTGAATAAACAAAATAATATTTTTGCAATATTGCCACGTAATATTGAATTTAACCAAAAAAATACGTATAATAAATTAACAAATTTGAGGTTAAAATGAGATATTTAATATTATTATTTTTACTGGGTTGTAATTCTAATATTGAGCCAATAAGCTCTAATTATAACTCTGACAAAGGGATAAAATTTTATTATGAAGGTGAATTACAGGGCGAAATCACAGGTAAATTTAGCTCACCACTTAAACAAATACAGATGAAAACTGATTTAGTTGAAATTGATGGGTCTGTTCGTTCAAATGGTCAAATAATATCAGATAAAATTGTTACTAATACAATTTTAATAAATGGGCTAAAGCCTTTAACGGCGTTAAGAGAATTTACAGATGGTGAAGGGAAAAAACATAAAATAAATATAAATAATGGGCTTATAACATTATGGGAAATAAAGTGAAAAAACTAATTTTAATTTTACTATTTTTAATACCTACTTTTGGGCAAGCTGATACGCTTAATACACGTTTAACCGCAAAGCAACTTGGCGACATATTCATGTGGGCAAGAGTATATTCAGCAAGGCAAACTTATGTAGGCTCACAGTATGCCACAAACGATAGTACAAAAGACGGTAAAACGTGGGCGAGTGCAGTAGCAAGTTTAACAGAGGCTATTGCAAAAGCAAATTTGAACTTACCGAGAAACAGCACAAACCCAGTTGCAATAAAAGTTAGTGATTATTTTATAAGCGACTCAATTTATACTTTGCCAGCTTATACGGCGGTTTATGCGCCTTTAGGTGAATATACTAATAAAACATCATGGACTTTTGGAACTGGCTCATTTGTTATAGATGTCACTAATTTAGGTGGTGTATCGGCTATTAACAATATCACAGGCTTACAAGATAGTTTAAATAATAGACCAAGAACTTATAGATATGCTACAACAGGGAAAACATCAAATACTACTTTAACGAATGTTGTGCCGGCTGGTTGTAGAGTAAAAGACGTAGTAATTACTAATACGACCGCAAATGCAGTTTATGTCAATATTGGTTCGGGTGCTGGATTAACAGATGTGGCTAATAATATTGAAGTACCAGCAAGCGATTTTGTAGTATTCCAACCCAATAATATATTTAGCGCATCGGCAACACAAACATTATACTTGCATTCAGCTAATTGGAATAGTGCAAGTTTGAATATAATTATGATTTTTGAAAAATTATTTTAGGAGAATAAAAAATGGCAGGAAATAGTAGAAATGTAGCACCAATGATAGATGGGGTGCCAGTAAATGAAATTTTTACATCTTTTGACGGTTGGGGCAACCCTAAAGGCGGCATGAGTTTTGATGGTATAAACGACTACACAACAACACCTTCAAATGCAAACCTTAGTTTAGATACTGATTTCACAATAGAAAGATGTGTATCTTTTAGAAGTTTAATAAATTCGTCTTTGACAACAAAATGGGTTGTTGCTGGGAACCAAAGGACATATTTGATAGATATATATAACAGTTCTTTACGTTTTATAGTTAGCGAAGATGGAGTCACAAACAAAGAACTTGCTTTTAATATAAGCTCTTACTCTACAAACAAAATGCTTTATTTTTTATTTGTTTATAAAGCATCACAAGAAATGGCTATTTATATAAATAATGTAAAGGTTGCATCTAGTATAGAATCAATTCCGAGTAGTATATATATAGGGGATGCTAATCTAATTGCCGGTTATTATGCCGATGGTGGTAGATGGTTAAATGGTAATGATTATATGACACGCTTTTTCAACTGCATTTTAACCGAATCCGAAAGGCTACATTACTTTAACAACGGCAAACCTTTTGAAGCACCTATCCTCGATTGGCATCTGGGGGGGGAGCAAACAATATTGACAAGTGGCACTTTGACAATCGGTAAAAAGTATAGGATAGTAAATTATATATCAGATGATAATTTCACTAATATTGGGGCTTCTTCAAATGCAACAGATATAGAATTTATTGCAACTGGGACGACACCAACAAAATGGACTAATTCAAGTCAATTAAAAAAACTCGGTTGCACTTATGAAATACTACCCGAAAATATGGGTAGATTAGGGGTTTTCGATTCACAAAACGGAAATCACGGAACTACTTTGGGAAGTCCTGTTTCTTTGACAGCAGGACAAAGAGCTAACACATATCGGGATATAAAATTAACAATTACAGGGAATACTACACTTACAAATGTTATTCCTAAAGGGTACAAATTAAAAGATGTTATAATAAATAATACTACTGCCAACGCTGTCACTATTTCTCTTGGAACTCAATCAAGCGGTACAGAGGTTATTAACGCACAGGCTTGCGGGTCCGGACTTAGCGATGGTGTTTTAGTGCAAAAAATTTACAGCTTAACAGCAGACCAAACTTTATTTATCCACTCAGCGGGTTGGAATAGTTCAAGCTTAAATGTAACATTTATTTGTGAAAGGATAGGAGGCTAAAATGAGAATTGAATATAAAGAAGATGTATTAGGGAAAACAAGTACTCATTATGATATTAAATCTACCATACAGGAAAAGGATTTAGTTGTTGTGGGTGATTTAGTAATCATAACCAATAATAAAGATGACAAAGAAGTGATAGAAATACTTGCTGATTCAAGATATTATTTTGCAAGCGTTTTTAATTTGTCTGCTAAAGATTTTGAAGAAGAACCAGACATAACAGAACTAAAAACGAGTTATAAAAAATGATATTAGGTCATGTTTCAATAGCTTATATTGGTACTTATTACCTGACTGGTTCAACCGGGCTTTCAATAATAGCGGGTGTATTAACAAATATACCCGATTATTTTTATTATATACAAAAAGATTATAGTAAAATATATAATACTTTGCATAAGCCACATACTAAATTTAGCGGTTGGAAACTTTGGTTTTTGATTGGAGGCAACTCATGGACTATTTAATAACTTTTATAGTGGTACACTTAATAATCGGACGGCACGATGCTACAAAAGAACAGTCTAAAAAAGTTGATGGTACTTACGAACCTTTTTACGAACATGAGGGGTATAATTGGCACTTAGTAACAACTGCAATGTGGGTTAGTTTATTTTGTTTGATTGCTTATTTAACAAGGGACTGGAAATATTTATTATTAAACATCGGCTTCTTTCAACTTGATTTAAATTATTATTTATGGGAAAAAGTAATCAATCCAGCGTCTTATTTTATGCCAGAAAGGATGGACTGGTTTATAGCTCCGCATTATCTTTTTGGAATACAAATAAATCCAATGCGTTGGATTCATAAGGAGAAATTCACAGTTTATAATTTTGGCGTATAGTACTTTTTACAATTAGCAATAACATTTACATTAATAGGTATATTATGAAATATTTATTATTTATATTATTAATTTCTTTAGCTTTTACACAAGATAAGAAAAAAGATTTAGAAAATGAGTTTAAGTCTTTGAGTGATAAATTAATTGTAGCTAAAGCAAATATGTACGATTTAGAAAGGAACAAAAAATTACTTGAAAAACAAATAAATGATATTGAATTAAGATTGCTTGCAATTCAAAAAGAATATAAATCAATATCAGAAAAAAAAGAAGAAAAAAAGAAATGATAACTATTGAAATTATAGGGAGCGAGTATGAGCCAAGACGAAATAAACAATATGAAATTGGATATTGGATTGATAAAAAAAGATGTGGGAATGATTTTGGAACAGATTAAAAAATATGATTTGAGATTCGAAAGGTATGATAAAATCTATTATTGGTTAATAGCTGTTTTCGTAATTTTTGAAGTAATTATCAAATTTATACCGATTAAGCCGTGAATATTTTTGATATTATCCAAATAAGTTTGCTAATATTCGCTATTGCAGTGGGTATTATCAATATAGTATTAAAATCAATATTAATTAAACACTATAAGGAGTGTAGAAATGTCAAAGAAAGGCGGGACGCGTAAAGGTGGAAAAGGGAAACCAACACCTAAATAGGTTATATGTAGCTTTAATATTATTCAGTAGTGCAATTGTGCTACTGAAATTTTTAATGTTATGGATTGGTGAACTATCATGGGAGTTTGATGGTTTGCTGAATAATTTTGAATTTGGTTTATTATTCTGTTTTATAATTTACTATACAACTGAAATAAATCGAATTTATATAGTTTTTTTCTTTGAATGTTTTATTAAAATTGCGTGTAGCGTAAATGATTGGCTTGAACCTGACCTGGATTTGTACGATTATGTTTTCGCAGCTATACATTTAAGTTTAATTATATTTTTAATAACAGAATCAATTTATTTTTTAACAAACGAAGGGGATACAAATGGACGAGTTTAAAAACTTAGAACCAAAGGGCTTCCAAATGAATGAAGTCAAAATCAATATCGGACAAAAAGAATTTGAACCGATAACAAACAAATTACCAATAACAGATTTTACTGAACTGTTAATATTTCTTTTCGCTCTTGGTGAACTTTACTTGCATGTAATGGAAGATGAGAAAGTCACAATTGGCGATATTCAGCATATGCCTGAATTAATAAGATTAATTCCAAAATTTAATGCTGCATTTGAAGGAATTAAAAATATAGGTGGTCAAGTTGTAGATGAGATTACCGAGCAAGAATTGCAGGAGTTAAAAACAGCCGTTAAAAATGCTAAACTGCCCGAAAAATGGTTGGCTAAAATAGATATTTCTTTAGATATTGCTAAAAAATTAAACGAGTTATTCCAATGAAAACAATATTTAATTTTCTAAAAAAAAATGTATGGGAAGGGATTTTGGCAGTGGGTGCTTTTGTGCCTGATATTGTTAATTATGTGACATCGGTTGCACCTGATTACATACCGAGTCTTTTAGAACAATTACCACAGCATACGTTATTAGCTAAATTAGCCGTCCCATTAGCTTTGTATATTAAATATAAAAAGCATACCACGGCATATAAAAAAGACGAGTTACCGTCTGGTCTTACCAAATTTTATGATAAGATACCAGATTCTTTGACCGGAGTTAAAGGGAGCGCAAATGTTAAATAAAGAAAAACTTACCGAGCTTATAAAATCGGTGTTGACTAAGAATAAATTTGACCAAATAGAAACACGTACAAAGCTTTTATTAGCCACTTGTGCTGTCGAATCAGACTTTGGTCGATATAACTATCAAATTGGCTCAAACGTGGCTCGTGGCGTGTTCCAGATGGAAGAAAAAACATATAATTGGGTTTATGATAAATACAAAGATAGATACCCATTGAAAGATTGGAATTTCATACATGATTTAGAGGAAAGTATTTTAATTTGTAGTTTACTTTACAAAATTTATCCCGAGTCATTGCCAGAAAACACACCGGACGGCATTTGGTATTATTATAAAAAGTATTTTAATTCAGATTTAGGGGCTACCACAAGAGAAAAGTTTAATAAAGCTTGTGAAAAACATTTTATATTTTAATCACTACTGGCGGTAAGCCCTAACCGCCCTACCCCCTCAAATCGTGGGGTTTTTAAGCCCCACGTCTGATTATCTATTACTATCAAAAAAAGCTTTTGCAAAACCTTGCGAACATAATGAACGGAAATCAGAATCGTTTTTAATAAAAGGCTTTGCGAATTCAAATTCAGGCATAAAATCAATTGCTGATTTATGTAAAAATGCAAATGAAGGCTTATTTCTTTTTGGTCTGATATAAAGATTTGGGTTTTTTGGCACATCTTCCCAATTTTTATAAATAGGTTTTGGCATATTGAAAACTCCCCATAATGCAGTTTTTTTAGTCCAAGGGCTACCATATTCCCAAGGTTGGTATATAGCTTTTGGTTCGCCAATAACATCTTTTAATTTGCCATTATAAGGGTTTTCTATTACCCAAAATATGGGTTTTGCCGCATTTATTATTCTTAAACAATGGTTAACTAAAAACATCCCTTTCTCAATATCATTAGCTTTGTGGAATCCGGCGGCAGTTGAAAATTCAGTGCAAACTGGATTGGCAATAATACCATAAACATCCTTATCAGGTGTATAATTCTCAACACCAATTTCTTTGCCGATTAAAATAACTTCATACTCATTATTTAATTGATAGTACCTACTATCCGAACCTATATCAGCGCACAAATGCAATATTTTCTTTTTCATATTATTTATCCTTTGATAATTGGTTCATAAAACATTTCATCTAATCTATTTCTTGTAATACTAATCCCTTTTGCAACCTCATGTTTACCGCTTTTCTCAAAAAAATCCCATTGTTTTTTTAATAATCCCATAATTTCATCAATGACATTTTGTGAAATTATCTTTTCTTTTGTGTTAATTATTGTTATCATTTATCTTATCCTCGTTTTTTATTCCAATATCTTCATGTAAATGTACGCTAACCAAACTATACTTCTTATCAAGTATTTTATTTGGAATAAATAGTAATACCCAGCTAAATAAAAAATTAATAATCTTAACAATAAAATTCATACTTAAATGTAATTTGTAATCATGTTCGGTTAATAAAATACCACCACAACGCGGGCATTTTACATTAATAAAATCTTTAATAGAATGACTGATAAAATCCGAACTAATCTCGAAGCCACAATTTTTAGTATCACAAGTAATAATTGTTGGTTTTACATTTTCAATTATTTTTCTCATTTTACTCTCGTTTTATCGAATTTAATAATATTCTCAAACTGTAATTGCTTAACTTGCTTCTCAAGTGTTTGGATGCGCTCTGTAAAAACAAAACTGTAAATTACAATCCCCAAAATAAACCCAACAATTAGGGCTAACAATAATTTTATATCATTTTTCATTTCTTGCCTCCAGTGGGTTCATTAATTTGCATTTTTTACAATTCTCTAATAAAATATCTATTTCAAATTGCCTTAGAATTTCTTCGATATTTTCAAAAGCAATATGAACAGGTAGATATTTATATTCTATTATTTCTAAAGCATATTGTTTGCGGGTTTTATTAGGTAGATTACTTTGTTTATCAGCATTATAAGCATTTTCAAATTTTTCGCTCCAATATTTATTACATGGGAACTCTCCAATAGTCTTTTTGTATTCTTCAATAACATTTAATAAATTATTCATTTTCAGCCTCATTGTTTATGCCATTGTTTAATATTGAAAAAACCATGCAAAATAATAAAAAATTTATAACCAATACTAATAGTAACAATACTATTTGACTAACATAATCTAATCTTGTGGTAACATCTGAAAAATCAATTAACTTAATATAAGCCTGTATTATCCCCAATATTTCAAATGGTTTTTCATGCAACCAGCTTAAAGACCACCAAAAACAATTGAATATCAACATTGATAAAAAACCTGATAATAAAAAAATTGCCGAATATCTAAAATATTTTTTAATGGAATATAATTTACTCATTTTTCACCTCATTTTATTTTTCCAAAGATTTATAAACATTATATATTGTATCAAGTTGTAATTCTCTTAATTTTATAACACTATCTAAGTCTTTAAATTTTACAGTTTCAGTCTTATAATATATACTTCGTATTGATAATGGTCGGGATATTCGTGAATTTATTTCAACCGTTTGGTTTGCCATGTTAATTTCTATTTTTTCTACTGTTTTCCTTGCACAAGAAAGAAAAAATAAAATTATAAATATAGAAAACACTATTATACTATTTTTCATTTTTTAACCTCATTTTTATTTTTTATAGGTTTCATTAGTATGCTACATTTAATGGATTCTGCAAATTTAGCACTATCAAGCTTTGATAATTCAATTAATTCCTGATATGCCATTATTTCGATTGTATCTGGTGGCACATATACGCCTTTTAATAATTTTATTTGGTTCTCTAACTCTTTTATCTGTTCTTTTCTAAGTTCAGTTCTTGTTTTTAGCGGGTCAGCGATATACTTAGAAGAGTGGGTTTTATACAGCTCTGGTTTATCTATATCTAAAAAATCATATATCGCTTCAATATGCGCATCAAATTCTTTAGTTTTGTATTCTAAAGCCTTGTACAAGCTATCTTGCCTTGCTATCATTTCAGTTCTTAAATCTTCTTCGCTTTTTTTTAATAAAAACCCTCCAACAATAACGTCAACAACTATAAGAATAAATGATATAAGTATCAAAATATAAACAATTGACTTTGTTTTATCTACATCTATTTTCATTTTCTACCTCATTTTTATTTGTTATAGGTAACCAAATATTATTAATACTAATACATAACCAAGCGTGTGATTTACTATAATAAATTTCTTCAACTATCTGCTTAACTTTGTCTATTTGGTTAGTAGTTTTTACTTCTATTGTATAATTAGAACGGCATACAACAGAATAATCAGAACGTTTTAGCCCTAAAGTTTTTAATTTATCTCTTATTTGTTTTGCAACTTCTTTCATTTTTAACCTCAAATTAAAATTATTATTAATAAAACTGCTATTATAAACAGAATAAAAAGTAAATCATTCGGGCGATTCATATCTAACATTATACACCCCTTGACAAAATTCAATTAATTCTTTTATTCCAGCCGGATAAAATATTATTTCCTTTGGTAAGCCTAACGTAGCCTGCTCAATATCAACAGCTAATTGATAAGCTTTTTCTAAACATTCTTTTTGTGTTGGGAGTTTCTTATCCATTTTAACCTCTTAATTTTTTTAATTCGTTTTCAAGATATATTTTTATTTCTTTCAAACTTTTTGATTTATTATTCGAGTAACTATTTAATTTATCATAAATATCGCTTCCTCTAACTTCCTCAATTTTAGCTTTGTACTGGTTTGCGATTGTAATATTTCGGGAATGTATTCCGTAAATATGTTCACCTGTATTCTCAAGGCAAATTCCATTCTCTAAGGAGTAGCGCAAAAATAAAGTTTTCTTACCAGCAATATGATGCGCTCCCATAACATAAGAGCCTCCGATTTGCCGCCCTTCTCTACCGGATATTTCGCTTTTATAGCCTGCTCTCAACTTGATTATTTCAGCCCACAAATCGTCACATTCTTTTTTTAAGTCGGGTTTATGAATCTTAACCTTAGTTTTATCCTTGGAAACTTTTACTTTAGGCTTAAAAAATATCGCGTTAATATCTTCAATACTGTAAAACTTACCTTGATATATCGGGAGTTTTTTTATTAAAGATTTTGCAATTGGTAAGGTTATTTTCATTCTAAAATCCTATTTTTTTTATACTTAATATTTAAGATTGCCATCTGCCAACCGATGTAATCTCATCTGCAAATTTCTTTGCATCTATAAAGGAATGGAAATAATAAGTTTTAGAATATCCCCCTTCATAATGTAGTATAACTTCTGGGTTCTCATATATTACATCATTTTTTAGTGTATGATATACTGGGACTTCAAGACCTACATAGTCATGCCAAATCTCTCTATAAATGCCTCTTTTGCACCAAACAATACCTAAAAATTTGGTTTCTTTTTTGTAATAATACCATTTTGTAGGGCAGAAATCGTGGCATTCAACTTTAATTAATTTATCTAAATTATATTTATTCATTTATTACCTCGTGATATGCAGAATAAAATATGCCTTTATCAAAGTATTTTATCGCTAAGTTTAACATTTCTTTATTTTTTAATGTATTACTAAAAAGCTCATCTTTAATTTTAGCTTTTACAGGTTCTTTTGTGACAATAGTCACTAATATTTTAACTTTGTTTTTCATCTAACTTTTATCAATTTAGCATGCTCTTTGACTACTCTCGACCAAAATTCATCACAATCTTTGCGTAAATCAGATTTATAACCTTTATATCTAACTTTTTTAATTACTCTTTTGCCAACTGCATACATAGTGCTGGAATAATGTTTGCAACAACCTGCCCGCCCATTTCTCGGCAAATATTTTTTGCAAATTTTCCCGCAACTGCCTTTCTCGCCATGCTGGTCAACAGCATGACAGAAAAAATACTCATTATCTTTTTCTGGGTTTTATATCCATTGTTGTTATTGCTTTTAGTGTTTGTTAGCACCAATTATAATAAGAAGCCTACACCTGTCCTTGCTTTGTGGCATCTCATACACAATCTTTCTCCCTTTTTATAGTAGCTTTTGCCTGTATTGTCTTGCCATCCTGTCATTGCTATTGTTGCATCACCACCACATTCAGTACAAATATAACTAGTGGTAACAGCAGGTTGCTTCAATGGCTTAGTTTCTGCTTTTTTTGAAGTTTTCTTTTCCATTTTAATATATCCTTTCCTCATTAAATTTCTCAACAAATACATTTTCTTTTATCCCAAAATTTTCTATTTCTTTGAGATAATCGCACATTTTCTTATTACTTAACTTACTTGTTGACCTGACATAAAAAACATGTAGAACTTTATCAATTATTCCATATTTACAGCCTTGATACTCTCGGAAATAAACCTGACCTGAATTAAACCAATCAAGAAATTCAGATGCTGAATTAAAAGTTTTTTTGTCTGATAAAAACATATCCCCCAAAAAAATGTGCGCTTCGTTTGCAGTTGGGAAATTGCCATTATCCACAAAAGCCTTCAAAACAACTCCCCAATAAAATGCGTTAATATTATTAGAGCGGAATTTTTCTTTTGACATCGGGTATAAATACAGCCTCCCGCCCTCTACGATGCTTTGCAAGCGAGTTTTGAGCGCAATTGATAAAACTATTAAGCCTTGCAATTTTTCAGCGTAATAGCTCATTCTACGCCATGCGGATAAAGTATATATACGATTAAATATTTATTTAAATTAAACTCCTCGTCGAATCGCGCAAACATAGCATCACATGAGTTTAACTCCTTGTCTTTAACCGGTGTTAAATTATAAAGAGCATTACATTTTTTATTATTGACCATTATTTCACATTCGCCAATGTTAAGATTTTTATTTATTTTTTGGACTCTATAATGTCGGGCTTTATATATTTTTTGCATTTTAACCTCAACTCAAATGGGAAATTGTTTCTTGAATCTTTTCAAATCTGCTTCTTATTTTTGTTTTCTCCGTATCAATTAGCCTGCAAAAAACATTACCGGCACTATAATCCTGACTAAAATAAACATTATCAGGCAACTTTATTTCACCTTCATAAATTTCATTCCCATATTTCAAATAATATCGGGAAACAAGACTTCTCAAAAGGTCTATTTCCATTCGCATCATAGAAATTAAAGTATCAATTTCCTCTAAAACTTGTTTGTTTTTGTCTAAAGCTTTCATTTTTTTAACCTCATTTTTATTAATTATTTCTTTTTTCTTCTCATGCCTTTAGGCATTTTTAACAATTCTTGGAATTTCTCATCATCGACAACTTCCTCATGTGAAGAATGCCCAGACGTTTTCACAAATACCACAGCACAATTTAATCTTCCGTTTTTAAACATCTGATAAATTGATTGCCTGCTTCTATACCCAAGCATTTTGAATGCTTCAGGTATAGTGATTGTCTTTTCTTTATCTAACTTGCTTCTCATTTCTTTGTCTAAATTGGTTTTCATAAATTTCCTTAAATGGTTGTTTAAACTTACTAATAATTATTTACAATGTCAAGCTAAAAATTGCTATAATTCATAAATATTTCTTATCGATTTTGGTAATTTAGCCTTATAATTACCAGTACAAACGTGATTAACAAAAAAACATTTCTAAATATCTCGCTCCACATTTCGGGCAAATTAATTCTTGCAAGCGCGGATAAATTTTAATTTCTTTTGATTTCTGTTTTAATTTCATCGCTAAAAAATTCCTTTAGCATATTGATAACTTTTGTTTTAAGCGGAATTTTAACTCTATCTTGCTTTAATTGTAAAGGATGATGTTCTAAGCAGTGCCGTTCTAAATCAGCATAGCGGTTGTGGAAAGTTGGGATATAGGTACATTCAGTACAACACAATTCGGGTTTTTCTAACTCATACATTTTTGACCTCTAATAATTTTATAATATCTTCCTCTATTAATTTATGTTATCAAACATCCGGATAACTTTTATTATTTTTTTTGCATCCTCAAAAGAAATAAGTACTCCGTATTCACATTCATGTTTTGCTTCTTCCTCAATTTGTATTTCTATATCTTTTATTATTTCTTCTATTTCAAATAACTTTTCTAACTTATTCATTACTTAACCTCATCTTTTAATTGGCTAACTTTTGCTTTAATACTTCTAAATATACCGGAATTTTTGGAAGCTAACTTAACAATATTATTATGTAAGTCATCCCTTTCTTTACAAAAATCACATATATGGAATGATTCAGGCTCACAGACTATTCGGCGTGCATCGTAACAATCTTCATAAGAAGATGTATAATTATGTATATCACATCTTTTAATTGTATTTCTTTTAGCCTTATTAATTTTTATTTCTTTTTTATTCTTGAAATATTGTTGTAATAATTCTATAATATCTTTACTAAGTGATTTTTTTTCTAATTCATTCATTATAGATGTCCAGTTTAGTTTGTAATTTTGTTATTTCAACAGCTTGTTTTGAGGTTAATTTATAAAGATTTTTAATAAAATATTCTCTTGATTCAATTATTGTTTGCAAAGTCATATTGTTATCTTGCAAAACTTTGTTATATTCTTTAAGTCTTTTATTTATTTTTAATAATGTAAAAGTCACATAAATAAAACTTGCTAAAATAAAAGCTAAAATATATATTGCCATTTTACACCTTGTATTTTAATTAAAAATTTATTATTTTTGTCTAACCTCATTTTAAGAGCGGAGCGAAGCATCAAATAATATCTTTTCATTTAGACTTTCGACTCCGCTTTTTTATTCATTAAAAAGACAACTCCATTTTATAATTATCAATCGCTTTCCGTAGATTATCGATAATTAAAAGCATTGTATAAGGGTTGACTTCAATTTCTTTTGCAATTAATGTTTGATGCAATTCTTTTAATTCTGTTATCTGTTTTGATAAGTAGGCAATCTCTTTATCTTCTAATTTTCTGCTCATTTTATACCACCATACAAATAATTATTACTTTGACATTTTCTTAACCATTTAGACGGCTTTTTTATACGCTTTAGCTTTCTTGTTTTTTGCCAATCTACCAACATCTGCCGGATTGCTTCCTTGTCTTTCCAGTAGAAAGAATCTATAAAATCAATCCATTCTTGTTCAGCCATTTTACTACCTCATTTATTTTATTATTAATTCTGCATATTAATATAAGCCATTTTTTAGTACATCTTCAATACTATCAAGACTTTTTGAATAATTAGAACAAAAAAATGATTTTCCTGCTATACCAGATATTTCATCTATACATATTAAAAGTTTTCCTTCTGGTGAAACACGTTCGATAGAAATATAATAACTTTTAGCTAAGAAAATTATCTTAAAATGTCCGCTTCTTAATTCGATAAGTTGATAATCACGCCCATGATAATTAGAAAATCGATTTGTAATAAGAATTTTTCTAAAAATATTAAATATTTTATTGGGTTCTCTATTCACTATAATTCTCCTTATTATTAATTCTGCAAACTATTTATTTCTGTGATTTTAACCATCTAAAAAGGCAATTGATTATCTTCATCTGATTCTGGTATATTTGCTTGACTGCCTGTTGGCTCATGCGCTTCTCTATTTATAACTTTAGATAATATATTTACCTTTTCAGCAATAATTTCAGAAACTTTCACTTTCACACCTGTGTTATTTTCGTATTCTCGGTTGCATATTCTACCTTCTACATGCACTTGAACACCTTTAAGAAGATTGCTAACCATAAAATCGCTCGGCTTGAATAACACTATGTTATGCCAAGTTGTTCCATTTACCCAAGTTTCATTTTTCTTAACAGAATGAGTCGTCGCAATAGAAAAACTTGCAATAGTTAAATTTGTCGTTGTGGTTTTTATTTCGGCATCTCTGCCTAAATTGCCAATTAATAGAGCTTTGTTATACATATTTAGCCTTTAAGTTAAGTTATCAAAATTTATTTGGTTAATACCACCTTTGTAATATTCAAGTCCTTCATGGCAAAATTGAAGATATGGGCATTTAGCCCCATACTTATTTTTAAGACAATTTTCATGTTTAGGATTAGCATCAAAAAAAGGGTCTGAAATAAAATTTATTAATATGTTTTCTAACCAATTGAATGAACGATATTTTGCTTCAACTACAATACTTTTTATCACATGATAATATAAATCAATAATTATATACTCAAAGGGGAATATTATCTCTGTGTTTTTCCATAAAATATAAGGGTAAAATATTGATTGTAACAAATCTTCTTTTGTAGGATGTATAGTTTCACCTCTCCAATCCATAAAAGCCCAAACTTTATTCATATCGCCTGTTGTTTTCAAATCCTGTAATTTTGTAACACCATGATAATCTATTTCACCTTGTAAAATAAATAAGTCATGTTCGTATTCGATTTTGACAAACGGCGTCCCGCCGGCTTCAAATTTAGGTGCTACTAATTCCGCACATCTTTTACAATTCTCAACATCTCGCAATCTTGCATCTGTCATTTTTTTTCTGCCACCGAGTTCTAAATCTTCTTGATTATTTTCTTTAAAACCCCAAAGATAACCCTCTGTTAAAAGTCCTAAATTTTGTGCCTCTGTTGTTTCAGTTTCTTTCTCAATGCTTAACTTGTATTTTTTAGGGCATAATAAAAACTCTTTCAAATTTGATTGATGAATTACAGGTTTACCGTTCCGACTATATTCTCGCATCGCTTTTTAACCCTTTTATTTTTTCAGAAATTTCTTTTTTTATCGTTAATTCGTCAAGACCTTTATTAATAAAATCTTGTAAAATACCACTACTTTTTTTAGTCAATTCAAAAACATCCGTGAAATCATCTATCGTAATTTTTAATAAATCTAACATTTCTATTTGCTGTTGTGTTAATTCTTGAGGTATTATTATATTAAAAGGTTCATATTTATCTTCGAGTTCTCTGTTCAAATCTCTACCAAACCATTTACCTAAAGTACGTGCTGCATTCTTAATACATTCAGCTTTTAGATGTGGGTAATCTTTAACAAGAGTATTGGGAATTTTATCTCGAACATTTGTTATATCACCACTTCCGCCTTTAGCTTTAGATACATATTGAATCATTGTTCCGGCAGCGCCTATCCGGCAAAGCCACATTCTAGCAACCGGATGGAAATAATGTAGTTCTATTTCCCCTATTATTTCGTTTGCCACAATTTTAGTAGTAAAATTTTTTGTTTGCCATAATCCAAAAAACATTTCATCAAGTTTCATTTCAACAAATGAAATCGGGATATAATTAGAATTGCCAGCATGAGTATTCACCATTATTTCATCTTTTGGCGGTTGTTTATGCAATGCTTTCTGGAAATTCTGCAATCCGTCTTTTATTTTCAAATCTTCTAATTTAGCTGTTTCATTTGTAGCAATTGTTGCTAATTTATTCTCCATTAACTCACCTTTATTCAATTGTTATTATTTTTTTAATTAAATCAATCGAAACAGATTCAAATAACCGGTCTGTTTGGCAATCAACTGTAAAATCATATAAATCGATGTAGCAAATATCGGGAGCGTGTAGTTGCTCGAATTGGAAATTGCAATACTCAATTTCAAAGCCATTTGAGTTACATTTTATTTCTGCACCATATGAAAAATCTATCGTTTCCTCAAATTCAAGGTCTTCAATATTTGCAGTTGGGTAATTTGAAAAATAATTTTTATCGCCTGGTTTGAAGTAAACACTTAACTGAATGTTTTTTGCTATGTTATTATTGATATACATTTTTTACCTCATTTTTTAATTTATATTTGAAACCCTTCTGGATATTTAGTTTGTACCTTTCTGATTTCACCGCCTCCGCTTATTGTTGATTTACCACATTTTTTACATTTCATATTCGGTATTACATTGTCTTGATAATAGCGGTCATCATAACCTGAATTATTCATTTCTTGATATTGGCAAAATTCACATTCCATTAAGGCAGTGAAATCTCTGCGATGCTGGCTAATTATTTCTTTGATTTTCATTTTTAACCTCATTTTTGTTTATACAAATATACTATTTTTTATTTACAATGTCAATAGATAAAATATCTATTATGCTATTAATATCGGCTTAGTTGATAGTTATACAGAAAACCGGCTTACTTTTTACCATATTCCATAACATATTTTTTAGCTTCCTCTTTTGTAACATATTTACCATCCCAATCAAAGTAAACTGTTTCTACATTGCTGGCGTCAATCAATTCGCAAATAATTTGTTTCTGTTCCGGTGTATCGTGTTGTTGCATCGCACTAAAAGACACCCCAAGCTCGACATACTTTTTAAGTAGTTCTTTTGCTTTTTCTGTTTTTATTTTCCATGCTTTTAACGTCCCCCACTTTAATGTAATCATGTCGCGTTCTTCCGCCGGTTTCTGTATAACAAGCGCATCAAGTTGACGGCTGTTTTTATCCTCAAAATATTTTACTGCCGCATTTCTCAATGTCCCTATTATTCCGTTTAGTCTTTCATCTGGGTCATCAATCAATAAATTAGGGAATTCTTGCCAAAATATTCTCTCTAATTTTGTTGATGGTTCTTTCCTTCCTCTTACATCCATTTTACACCTAGTAGTTGTTTACTTATTTATTTCTGTTTTTGCTAATTTTACATTTTGGAAGCCAAATTTTTCATTATACGCAATTACTAAATCTTTTGTTAACTCTTGCCGTTTTAAATTTTCGTTTATTCTTTCTTGTTCAGTACGGTTTCTGTATGATAGCCAACTTTCATTCGTTTTATCCCAATCAGCATTATTTACTAACTCAATAGCTCTATCGGTCATAGCAAGCGAACATAAATATTTGCCATCAATAGTAATTATTTCCGAATTATCAGTATAAAGAAGTTTTTTCTTTTCGTAATCCATTTTTATTTACTCCTATTTATTTATTTCTGTTTTTGCTAATTTTAGAAATTTGTTTAATAATTCATCGTCTCTTAAATTATTCCATTTTTGTGATTGTGAGCCTAAATATTGGCTTGCACTTTTATAAACCAAATCATAAATTTTTTCTTTCGGATAATTCAAAGACTTGGCAGTAACTAAAATCCAAATACTTAATTTAAGTAAAGGATTAATTTCAATAAATTCCATTAAACTGTTCATGCAGGTAATCGTACTCCCTAAATTTATTTTGGAAAAACTTACTTAAAAAACATCTGCCGGAATGTTCAGTGTGTCGTGTATCTTCGAGTTTAATAATGTAAGTGTTCTCGTCTCCTTTCACTTTTTCTTTCACACCAGCAACTGATAAAAAATCCAAACTTGTGTAAGTACTTGTTTTTGCAATTGAAAAGGCATAATCACAATCCCTACGCAATGCCAAACTTTCTGCTATTTCACCTTGCCGATTCTGTTGTGAAAGAACACAAACAACGATATTTAATTCTTTCGCCATCTCCTTAAAGAATTTGCTTAAATAAGCCACCTGGCGCTCTCTGGTATCGAATTTAGACTCTGTATTAACTAACCCTATGTAATCGATTAAAACGTACTGTACGCCTTTATTTCGGATAAGTTTTTTAACCATGCGAAAAATTTCTTTTTCATTCATTATTTTATCAATAATATTAATATTCGTATTGTTAAAGATTGATAGTGATTCTTTCCTGTAATTTTCAAAATTATAATGTATTTCATCTTTAAATTTTTTAGGGTTGCGGAAATAATTATAATTAAAGCCGACAATATTTGAAATAGTTTTCCAAATTATTTCTTTTGTGGTCATTTCGTGGTTAAAAATTGCAACTGGAATATTTTGATTTATTGCAAAATCGATACTAAGCATATTTGCAAATGTAGTTTTACAAGATTTTTTTTGCCCTTCAATAGAAAACATATTACCAGCCATTAAACCGCTTGTAAGTGTGTTAAATGAAGGGAAATAAGTACTTATAAAACCATCTTCATATTCAAGTAATGATTTTTCTATTGTTAAATCAAATGTTTTATTGATTTCTTTGTCGAGTTGTATAACACTTTGTTCGGGAACGGCTATTAACCCATCCAAACCATCTTTTAACTGTTCAACATATTCGTAATAGTCATCATTTTTTGAATTACTGATATTAAATTGTAAAAATTCATTAATTTTTCTTTTTTGATAAAGATTAAATATTTCTCTTTCACTAAAATTAGAATTATTCACAGGAATAAATCTTAAATTTGTCATCAAATATTTAAGATCAACTTTGCCTCTAACTTCACTCCAAAGGGAATCCGTTGCAATCACTTTATTAGCAGATGCAAGATTTAATATACCTTCCCAAATATATTGATTAACACCTGTAAACATTACTGGACTCAAATATTCGCAATTGTCTAAATAATTATTGTTTTCCAAAACCTTAGCGAATAGTTCAAATTCTGCTTCTAAATTATTCATAGTAAACCTTTCTGGTATCTGTTCCGCAATAATCTACACTCGGTTTATTTGGATTATTAATATCTTTTTTCTTAATATAATTTTCTTTAAGTATAGCATTATCAATATTAAATTTTGCAAAACCTCTTTGTAAAAACTCTTCTAAAGTCCATTTATAATTGAACCAAAAATCGGGGTTCTTGACAATTTCCGAATAATTCGATATAGCTTGCATTATCTCCGACTCTTTATTATCTCTTAAAAGGCTGTTTAGTAATGTAATTGATTTTTTACTAAGATTTTTATGTTTTATTATATCTTTAGAGTTCCAAAATTCTAAAAAAGTAGTATAATCTTTAATATTAATTGTATTATTAAAAGATTTATTATTATCTTTAATCTTTTGTTGATACCCCCCATCAATATTTGTTGATACCCCCTCAATTATTTGTTGATACCCCCTCAACGTCTGGTTGATACCTATATAGATTTTTCTTTTATCTATTTCTTTGCTATTTGGCTTGAAAACATAATCTATTTTAATATAACCAAATTTGGCTAATAAGTTAATCCATTTTGAAATCGCTTGCGGTGTTACTTGATATAAAGTAGCAAAATAATTATTAGAAGCCCAACAATAACCGGTTGTGTGTGCTAAGGCAGTGAGTTCACCATATAAAAGTTTTGCATTGGCGCACAAGTTTTTATCATAGCGTACATCGGCAGGCGTAACAGAATAATAAGATTTGGATTCATTAACTAAAAGTTCAACTTCTTCACGAGTATAAATCGCTTTATCCATAATACCTCAAAACAAAAAAGCCTTGCAAATTCATCATACGGAAACCACCCGAGAAAGTGGATATGACAAACAAACAAGGCTCTATAATAAACTTTTTTCTCGTACAAAATTTTAGCTGTTTTCCGATTAACTAAAATCAATTGTTTCAAAAATACAAAAAATAAATTAAAAATCAAAATAAAAACTAAATTATTTTTCATACTCATTTCTGCATTTTACTGCATATTTAGCTCAAAATAGCCTGTTTATATGCTAAAACAGGCTGATAATTGGTGTTTTATGCAATATAATACTTAATATCTTTTCATATTAAACCTCCGTTATTTTTTGCGATTTTCATCAATAATCGTTTTAGATATTAATTTAAGTAATTCATCTTTCTTAACTAACCGCTTAATCTCGGCTTTTACTTGCTCAAAAGTACCGCCTTGCCAACCGAGAATTTTTATTATTTCAGTAAGATATATTTCTTGTAATTCACTCATTTATTTCCCTCTTTTAACCATCCATTTTTTATAGCATATTCTGTAAGGTGTTCATCTATTGCAGGAACACCCAATCGGGTACTTATTGAAGCTAAGCCTTTCCCAAAATTTGGGGGTATCTCTGAAAATGGGACTATCGCCCATGCCTCAAATGCAATTGCACAAAGCTCTCTATTCGAATATTCACCAGTAATTTTCCCGTCAATAAAAATTGGATGCCACTCGCGTTCGAGTTCTCTTCCTATTGGGTTTAACATTTTATTTATTCTCCTTTATTATTAATTCGTAAGTAAAATTATTTTACACTATCTTTTCAATAAATTTATTAAAGTAATCTGCATTATCTGCATCTCTTTCTGAAAATGCAGTCATTTTATTAGCTATTTGTAAAATTTGTTCTAAAATCATTATTTTGTCGGGATGTTTTGCATGTTCTAAAGCATTATCGCAAAAATCCATTAAAGCAAAATATAAAGAATTCACATTCGGCAATAAAAGCTTTTTATCGTCTTCCGCTTCTATTAATTTTAGAATTTTGATATAATTATCAAATTTGCATTCACTTACATAAATGTTGATTAAATTTTCAATTAGCGTTACCAAAGTTTGTTCACACTCCCAAAATTTGGATGCGCCGTAAAAAACTGCTAATCTGAATAAATTTTCTTTTGCCATATCACCTCAAAATAATGTTAATTGACTTTTATATTCTGCAAATCTTTTTTCTTGTGCTTCAAAGTAATCTTTGTCTATTTCATAACCGATAAAATCTAATCCGGCTTTATCTGCAGCAATACGACTTGACCCGCTACCTAAATGGGTATCTAAAATTAAATCATTTGGCTTTGCGTATTTGTGAAGTAACCAAGCATAAATTTTAATTGATTTTTGAGTTGGATGTATTCTTCCTTCCGATGTGGTTATTGCAATATTTTCTTTGTAAATCCTTGCAGGTGTATCAAATGAAGTCCAAGCAAAATCTGCATCTGCATAAGTATTTCCGTGTATCGTTTTATCCCAAACAATAAAGCACCTACAAGGCGGTAAATTAAAATAGTTTCCGCCCCAAACAATTTGATTTTTAGATACTCTTTTTAATTGCTCAAAATACTCTTCGGTAGGTGTTGCATTATCCCATTCTTTTACTTTTTTGTTTTGGCTTTTTATAAAAGGCGATACACTTCCCCCATCAACAAGTCTTTTACCCAATCCATAAGGTGGGTCAACTATTGCAAGGTCAGTGAAATTATCGGGCAATTCCCGCATAAAATGCATACAATCACCTAATTTTACTATACTTGTTGACATATTTATTTTATTTCACCTCGTTAGTATTGTTAAATTTTCTGCAGAATGTATTAAGCCCCAATCTACACCTGTTAACATCGGGCGGTTAAAACGGTCATTTGGATTTTTATCAAGCTTCAAATCAACATCCGAGAATGTTGTTTCTTTCTGCATATTACCGCCACGAGTTGATTCTTTCTTGTGCGGGTTAAACGGTTTCTTTGACTCTACATAAATATGCGGTGCAAAATTAACACCATCGGCATTTTTGCCGGTTAAACAAACTCCAAATCTTGCATCCAATTCTTTGCAATCTGGGTTTTGAGTACATTCTTTTTCTTGACTAAAAAAATAGCAATCAATACAAGATGGGACTTCGACAAGGCACTCTCCACCCTCTTTACATTTATCCTCCAGCTTGCAATTTTCGCAATCATTAGGCTGGGAAAATTTTGGTATTATATACATTTTTAACCTCCAAATTTTTCTTTGAATAAATCTTTAACTCTGTTTAAGTAATAATGGTCTTCATATCCAGCATTTTCAATAAGTTCATTAATGCCGGAATTAAAACTTTCAATACTACCTTTTAATTCAATTTCACAATCTTCAATATCTTGAATTTGATATTGTACTTTCCAAAGTAGTGTATTAGGTTTGCTCATATCCCACCTCCAAAGAAAAGAATATAAATTAAACAAAGTAAAACGCAGATAAAAAATAAATTAACGTAAAAACTAAATCTTTTCATTTTCAGCCTCGCTATATATTTCAGTAATGGCATGATTAAAAACAAATTTGCAGGACCGTTGATTCAAATCTATATTTTCAACACGACTCACATTAATAAATTTTTTTATTAAGCGTGTACTAATAGAATATTTTAAGTTGCTGATTTTTTCATTTAATTCTTTTTGTAGTATTTCAATAGACTTTCTCTCTGTTATCTCCTCATCTGTAAATTCAAAACCATGTGTGAAAGAAGAGCTAACTTTCCCTGTGGCTTTTTTAACTTCCATTACATCATATTCAGGTTTTTGTGCTGGTTTTATATCATTAACAACCAAATCTTTAATTTCACTAACAACAACATTTAAACCAGCATAATTTTTTGCATAATATTTATAAACATCAAAATAATCATTTGCAGACGAAACGCAAAATCTATGTAATAATATTGATGATTTGCGCGTGGGTTTGTGTATCTCAATTTCATATAACATTTTAAGCCTCCAATAATTTTTTATTAATACAAAATTTATAAATCTGATAATTGTCAAAACGATTCAATACCGCTAAAATATAAATATTTTTAGCTTCGCCTGCAGATGGGCGCATACCAGACTCGGAAAGGATTAATTCCGAGCCGTCTTTGAATTTTAATATCATTCCGTTCATTTAAGACTCCCAATTTTAATAAAATTTTGTAATTCGTGTACATATTCAATATTAATAAATTCACTAATTCGCGAATAATAATCCTCTAAATTTAAAAATTTTAACCAATTTTGAGTAATAGGGATCGGCAAGTAATTATTCTTACCTCTAACCATCTGTTTTTCTCCAGTGCAATCAATGTAATAAGTAGTAATATGCTTATCGTCCAATTCGCAAACTGTAAGATAATTATTTAAAAATTCGCTATCAGCATTTTCTAAATTATGATGAATATAATTACCGATTTGCAATTCATCTGGTTTTAAATATTTCATTTTATACCTCATTTTATACCCCTTTTAGAAATTCCGGTAAACTTCTTTCCCATGTTCTACTAATTTATTCTCCCATAGTCTCATGGGAGACTTAGCTCTGTATGTTTCAAATACCCTGCATTTGTAAGGTGCATTATCGCATTTAACCTTTGCTGATTCAAAGGTTTTTTCTGTATCAAACATAAAATCTCCATGTTCATTATGGAATGTAAATTTTGCCATTTTTTTCTCCTTTTACCCTATTAATAAATTAATTATTTTTATAATTTTTTCAGAATCTTCTTTTGTAAATGTATTTTTAATAATTAACTCGGTAGTATCAACATCTTTAATTAACATAAAAGCAAATAATTTTTCAATCATAGTGGTAGGACTGCAATTCGTGAACTCTTTCGTAAAAACTTCTTTGCCAAATTCGTTTGTTTTTGTTAAGTTTTCCATTTTATCCTCATTATTATAGTTTTCGCTTCTGCTCATCAGTTACGGACTTTCACCGTAATAACTCCGTGACTTTTTTCAAAGCTGCAAACGTCAATCAATATGGAAAAAACAATTAATTTTAATCTCTGTGTAAATATACAATGTAAATTATACATTGTCAATAGAAAAGTGTAAAAAAGATTAATTATTTTTCAAAAAGTTTGATTTTAGCATAAAATAGCAAAAAATAATTTGCTTTTTTGTTAAAATAATAGTAGATTACAATGTCCAAAAAATAAAATGAGGTGTAAAAATGGTTAAAATATTAGTATTAAACATCCACGATGGCGGAGATAAAATTTTACGTGTTTATTTACCACCAGATTTTGAACAAGCTCAAAAAGATTATGAAATGTTAGAAAAGGCTGTGGATAATACTGGTGACCGCGATTGTGAAGTTATAGATTGTGAATTGTTCGCTGGGAAAACAGTATCACATGCCATTTTACTTGGAAAATATATTAAGTATGTTATGGATTGTGAAGGTACAGATTATATAACTTACCAAGATAGTAGATACAAATCGGAAGTTGAATTTAGCCATGAAGAATGGCAAATATTAGAAGAAATATCAAAAAGATGTAATTACGAAGAAAATGAGGACAAATAATGAGTGAAGAAACTAAAGAATTCAAAGATGTATCTGAATTAAACAAATTTATCCAGCAAACTCACAAAAAATCAATTGGCGAACATAAGTGTCTAATCTATATTTATGACGGTTTTTACATTCGGCACACTAAAAGGAAATTATGGGGCTGGATATATGAATATTGCAAAGGAATTTATAGAGGTGAACAATGAATCCATGCAGAAAATGCAGTAAAGATTTTGAATGCGGTATGCCAAAGCAATGGAGAATCGATTGCGTAGTAGAGATAGGGAACAAATGCACAGAGTGTGGCGGTGATGCAACAATCGCCATGACAGCATGGCAAGATAATACAGGGAAACAATATATAAAAAAAGGCGAAAGACTGTGTATGAAGTGTCATAAAGCAAGAACCGGAATAAAATTAAAATTCTTTTAATATTTATTATAAATTTATGGGAATAAACAATGAATGATTTTTTATTAGTTGATAAAAAGACAGGTTACATGGATGAACTTTACGGCGAATGGTATAAATGCCCTAACTGTGATAATGTTTATATAGATTATCATAATAATTTTTGCCAGAAATGCGGTGAAAGAGTTATAGTTTTGCCAGAATCTGATTGTTTCAAATGTCAACATGCCTTTGAATTAAATAAGCTCGAATGCGAAAAATGTTCTATTTATGCCGGTTCTTCTTATGAGAGTAAATTCAAACATATAAACGAGGTAAAAATGAAATTTGATAGTATATCAAAATTACAAAAAGACAAAAATGAATTAGAAAACCGAATTCTAATAGAATTAAACAATTTCCAGAATAAATACAAACTTTCAAGACTTGATATAAGTATTGAACACTTGGATACAACATGGGGTGCCAAAGAAAGAATAATTGAGATTATAAATTTAAAAATACAAGCAGAATTATAAATGAGTATAATAAGCATAAAAGAAACTGGCAATAATGGAAAGTTATCTTAAAACTAATCAAGCTGAACATAAAATAATCCGGTTAAGAGTAGATTATTTGCCATATACAAGAGAAATATAAATTATCCCTAAAAATGATTGGAGTAATAAATGGAAATAAAACATTATATAATTATGATATTAAATATTATAGTTATAATACTTAATATTAAAATAATAATTTCTACACGAAAGAATAACAAAGCCATAGACAAACTTAATAAGTATATGTGATAATTTGGTTGGCTGGATTAAATTATACGAGTATAAAAATGGATATAAACCAAAAGCTGAAAAATAGATATGAAATTATTAATAATACTATTGCAGAAATAAACGAGAGGCAATACAGTTTCCGAATAGAATCAAGCGAAGGGTATGATTCGGCAAAATATATATTAATCATTTACGATGCTTTAGGCAGGAAAATTTTTGAATATGAAGATAATTCTTTTACGCAAAGAACAAATTATTTGGTTTTTTTGGAATTGGCATTAACAGAATATAAAGAAACAATACCGATAATAAGAGCTATTAAAAAAAGTCTGATAGATGCTAAAGTGTCAGATAGTTTTTTAAAAAAATAAAAAAATACTTGACATTAAAAAATAAATAAGTTATATTCCCGCAAAATAAAAAATGGAGTTTGCTGCATAATAGCAGCCACTTTATGAAAATAGCACCAAAAAATATAAAAACTGCGAAAGTTGTAACTACTCCAAAGCAACAAACTCCCTTCAAAGGTAAAGCTCCAATTATAAGCAGTCCAGAGGAATTAAACGAAAAGATAAACGAGTATTTTGCCGATACGTCAAGAAAGATGACAGTAGCGGGTCTATGTGAATTTTTAGGATTTGAATCAAGACAATCATTTTACGACTACGAAAAGCGGGAAGGCTATTCTTACACAATAAAAAGGGCGCGTCTAAAAATAGAAAGATATTACGAAGAAAAACTATTAACACCATCTATTCAGACAGGTTGCATCTATATGCTTAATACGCTCGGGTATGATAAAACAAGAAATTTAGAACCTGAATATCCCAAAAAACCAGATTTATCCCAATTAAGTAATGACGATTTAATTAAACTTGCAAAAGGTTTATAATGTTGACAATTGAAGAAAGAAAAGAACTAAAGCGATACGCAAATATAGAGCTTGCTAAGCGTTCTTTTTGGCATTATAACCAAACTAAATACCCAAATGCTTATAAAGACGACCGTTTATTTTTAAAAGAAATTTCAGATACTATGCAACAGTTCTATGAGAATAAACTAATTAGAGAAGACGGTAAGCCTTACGACAGGTTAATAATAAACGCACCACCACGTCATTACAAGACTCTGACAGCATCTAATTTTTGTGAATGGGTCTTAGGCAAGAACTCTAGTGAGCGGGAAATGGTTGGTAATTATAATGAGAAGTTATCGACCAGATTTGGCAAGAAAGTACGTGATTCTATACAGGAAATAAACGCAAGTAATAATAAAATAGTTTTCCATGATATTTTTAATGCCACTATTAAACGTGGTAATTCGGCAGCACAACTCTGGAGCTTAGAAGATCAACATTTTAGTTTTTTATCCACAAGCCCGACAGGAACGGCAACAGGCTTTGGTGCGACATTATTAATTATTGACGATATGATAAAATCCGCATTAGAAGCTTTTAACGAGAATAGGTTAGAAGAGGTTTATGATTGGTATAAAGATACAATGCAATCACGTTTAGAAGAGGGCGGGAAAATAATTATAGTAATGACCAGATGGGCTATTAATGATTTATGCGGGAAGTTATTAAAAGAGTTTCCGAAAGATTGGTTTCTGCTAAGTTATAAAGCCTTCGACGGTGAAAAGATGCTTTGTCCAGAGGTGTTGAGTTTGGACACCTACAAAGATAGAGTTAGAATTTTAAGCCCAGAAATAGCGGCCGCAAATTACAACCAAATCCCGATTCAAAGTGAAGGGAGGCTTTATAAAAAATTCCTTACTTATACAGAATTGCCAAGCGGTGTTGTATATAATTACACAGATACGGCAGACGAAGGCAATGATTATTTATGTTCAATTAACTTCATTAAATATATGGGTCAAGCTTATATAGTTGATATTCTTTATACAAAGGAAGGAATGGAAATAACCGAGCCAGCAACAGCAAGAATGTTGCAAAAAGATAGAGTTTTTGAAAGTTTTATTGAATCAAATTCAGGTGGTCGTGGCTTTGGCAGAAACGTAGAAAGAATTATAAAAGAAAATATCGATAAAGGGATAAACAAATCTAAACCTAATATTATACCTTTCTACCAAAGCAATAATAAAAAAGCTCGCATATTAGCAAGTTCGGGATGGGTGCAAGAAAACGTAATTTATCCTGCAAATTGGCACGTTCGTTTCCCAGAATTCCACGAGCATGTTACAAGTTATCTAAAAGAAGGTACTTCTAAGACTGACGACCCAGAGGATGTATTAGCAGGGATTTTTGAAAAAGTATGTACAGAATCATTTTTGAGTTGGAGCTAAAATGTATCTAAGCCAGACAGATATAATAATTCAAGACATTGTTAGAGGAAAAAACACAGCAAATGACGATTTTTTCACAACATTGATAAATGAAGATAAGCAAAGCGATTATAAAAAGAGAATGATAGAAGGCATTCGATATTATGACGGTGACCACGATGTTTTATACGATAAAAAAGAGTTTTATATAGCGGAAGGCAACAAAGTTGAAGATACAATTACACCTAATTCGCATATTGAAAACAGATGGTTTACATTGGTTGTTGACCAAGTTGCAAATTATATTTGTGCAAAGCCAATCACATTTAATCCTAAAAATGAAGCTGAAAAAGTTGAGTATGATAAACTTAACGAATGGTTAGATGTATATTTTGATAAAATTATACTTAAATGGGTGAAAGGTGCATGTAAAAAACAAGTTGAATGGTTACATTTCTTTTTTGATGAAAAAGGCAATTTCCAATATGTAATAACTCCGGCAGAGGAAATAATCCCAATTTACGACACTGTTTACGAATCTGTTTTAGTTGCTTTAATTCGGTACTATACAATTAAAGTAAGAAAAGATAATAAAGACACCACTTATACAAATTTAGAATATTGGACAGAAAACGGCGTAGAATATTGGAGTAATGAAAGCGGGAAGTATATCCAGCAAGATGGGAAGGCACATTATACAAATCAATATAAAAATGCCAACCAAGTGCTTAAAGAAGAAAACAAAGGCTGGGGAAAAATTCCATTTGTGCCTCTTTATAATGACAATGAACAAACTGATTTGCAAAAGATTAAAAATCTAATTGATGCTTACGATAGGATCGTATCGGGTTGGTTCAATGATTTAGAACAAGTAAGGGAAACTATGCTTGTTATTAAGGACGCTGGTTCATTATTAGATTCTGGGGCGGCAAAAAACGGAATAACAGAGCTGGGAATGGTTCGAAATAATATGAAACTTTACGGTATTATAAAAGTTCGTGGCACTGGGGATGTAAAGGGATTACAATTAGACATTCCAGTTGAAGCTAAAAAAGAACTATTATCAATATTAAGAAAGAATATATTCCAAATTTCTCAAAGTGTAGATATTGAAGAACTAAAGGCTGGTGATAAAACAGGAATCGCAATTAAATTAAGTTATGAACCATTAGACGAGAAAGCAAATAGCAAAATATTAGAGGTTAAAACAGCTTTAGCAGATGCTATGTACTTTTTTATCGAGTACCTTAAAATTGATGGTCAAATTAAAAATATTAAATCAGAAAATATTGAATTTGTATTTAATAAAACAATCGTACAAAATGAATCTGAATTAATTGATAATATAAATAAATCTGAATTATCACAAGAAACAAAGCTTGAATTAAACCCATTTATAACAGATGTTGTGAAAGAATTAGAAAGGATTACAAACGAGAAAGAAAAAGAAATTGAAACTTATAAGGTAAAATTAGACGATGCCATCGTATAAGGAAATATTAAATAAGGCAGATAAAAACGAGCAAATTGAAAGAAATTTAGCGGATAAAGATATTATAAAACAATACCAAGAATATTATAATAACATTATTAGCTCAATAGATAAATTTGTTGTTGTGAATGGGTTTGTTTACTTGTATAATAAAAAATTCAAAGAAAAATTATTTAACTTAAAAAATAAAATAAATCAAAAAGTTAGTGAATTAAATAAAACAATAATAAATTATTCAAATAGTCAAATAAATAGCCAATATAATTTAGGTATTGAAAATATTCTTTCCGCTTCAAAAGAATTAAATGTAAATTTTACTTTTGTAAAAGATGCGGTAGAATATGCAAAAAATAATAATGAATGGTTAGAATTACTAAAAGATGCCAACGCAAATTTAATTTCAAATATAAATTATCAACTTGAATATAATTTAAGACAAAACACAAGACAGGAAGTGATTGCTGGATTGATTAAAGGCAAACCTTACTCTGCTATTCAAAAAGAAATAAAGAATCGGTTTGAAATATCGGCTACTCGTGCGGGTACTATTGCAAGAACTGAAATGCACAAAGCACAAATAAGCGGACGATTAGAAGGTATTAACAGAGCTGGAGATGCTGCGGATAAATTAGGTTTAGAATATACTAAGATTTGGCGTCATTATGGACGGTCAACAGGTGCGAAGCCTAAAGGTGGTTACAAACCAAGAGCTGATCACGTAGCAATGGACGGCAAGGCAGCTGATAAAGACGGTATCTTTGTATTGCCATCTGGGGTTAAAACAACAGCCCCGGGGCTTAGTGGTGAACCAAGCGAAGATATTAACTGTACATGTTCTTTGCAGTTCCAAATAAATTTTGATAAAATGGCAAAAACAGCATGAAAGAATTTAATAAAATAAATATAAACAACCGCATTAGTATTGTGCGGGTACAAAATCAAGAATCCAAACAAGGACTGAACCTTGTAAAAAAATGTAGGAGAAAAGGAAATGGATAACTTAAAAACAATCTTAGGTGAGTTATACACGCCTGAAATCGAAGCCAAATTGCAAGGCAAAAACTTTATTATTGACGATGGGAAAATGATACCTAAGTATCGATTTGATGAAATCAATGAGCAGAAAAAAGGATTGCAAGAACAGATTGATAAACATGTTAATGATTTGACCGAGATTAAAAAACAAGTTAAAGGCAGTGAAGAACTCGAAACTAAAATCAAAGAGATTCAAAAAGCTAATGATGAGTTAGTGGTCAAACATAATCAAGAATTTAGGAACTTAAAGGCAGATGTAAAACGGAAGGAATTATTAGCAACTAACGGAGTTGTGAACACAGATGCAATCGATGTATTACTACCTAAATTTAAACACCTTGAATATAAAGAAGAAACTAATGAAGTAATCGGCTTTAACGAAGAGTTTGAAAAGATTAAAAGTAATCCAACATTCCACAGTTTAATTACAACAGTGCAGAGAGTTGGGACAGGTTATCATGAACAAGTTCCGGCTACGAAAATAACCCTGACCGAGCAGGACAAATTAAAAGCTCGGGATATGAATTTAGACGAAGATTCATATTTAGAATTAAAACAAAAATTTCCAGACAAAATTTAAGGAAAAATTAAATGGCAAGTTTAAAATATGGATGTATAACAGGTAATGTCATGGTGAAAGAGTATCCGGTAGCGGCAAGCCAATACTTTTATCACGAAGGCACCAACTTTGTATATCTTGACGGCAGCGGGAATGCAACATTAGCATTAAACGCAACAACTACTCTTATAGGCTATGCTTTAGTCCCAGCAGGTCGTGGAGCGGGCACAAGTGATACTTATTGGAAATCGAGTGCAACAGCTGGAGCGGATAAAATAGCGGTTGTAATCGACCCTAAAGCAGAGTATGTATTACCAGCAACTGGCACACCAACGGCAGCAATGCGTGGCAACGCTTGCGATATTATTGCAGTAAATGATGGTAATGCTACAACAGTTGACGTTGCAACAAGTTCGACAGATGTATTAATAATTGTAGATTTAGGTGACAAAGCCCCTAATGGTAGTGCAACCGATGTGATTGTACGTATTAACCCAACAAAATTCCAAGCAGATACCTAATAGGAGGATAAAATGGCTGAACAACAAAGAAGTGATTTTACGAAAGGCATGTTGAAAGATTTATATGCTTATACGTTAGAAAAAGAAAAATATGTACCGCAAGATATGGTACACCCTTTATTATTTGATATTAAAACAGCAACTGGTGCATTTGAGAAACATACCACTGTAATCGGTGCTGGTAATATGGTAATCAAACCGGAAGGGGAACAAATCAAATTCGGTAGAGTTGGTGAGGGTTTCACAGTCCAATCAACTTGGGATAGCTACTCTGGCGGTTTAGAGTTTACGATGGAAGATGTTCAAGATATGCCGAAAGAAAAAATGGCAAATGTTTTGGAAGAGTTTGCAAGCACAATGATTGAGGGTTACATGCAATCTAAAGAAAATTTAGCTGCTAATGTTTTCAATTATGGTGGATATACTGCTGGCAACGCAATCTTTAATGGCAGTGTAAAAGGGAATGCAGACCCATCTGGCGATTTATGTTATGATGGGAAACCTTTCTTTAATTTATCCGGTAATCTTAGACCTTTATATCCGGGTGCAACGGCAACTCATTACAATGGCTTATCTTTAGGTTTAGATGCAACTAATATTCAGACAGCACATACTTTAATGACTGATACAAACGCTGTTAATTCACGTAGCCAAAAAGTAAAATTAATGCCGAATACATTACTTGTTTCCCCATCTTTAGTATGGACAGCAAGTACATTAATGAAAACAGCACAGCAAGTTAATAGTGCTAATAACAATATTAACACAGTTCAAGGATTATATAATATTGTGCCTTGGAATTATTTAACAACTTCAACATTCTGGGCAATTGGTCAAGCGAAAAAAGGTATTGTATTCTGGGAAAGAATGCCATTAACTTTTGATTTCTTTGGTGACCCATTAACAGGCGGTTATAAAGCTACTGCAATCGCTCGATTTGGTATTGAAGTAAACGACTTTAGATATTGGGTTGGTTCAAACGCCCCAACAAGTTAATAACTGGGGAGTTTTTACTCCCCTTTAATTAAAGGTTAATTATGCGAAAGAAAAAAGAAAATATCGAAGTTGAAGAACAAATTCTAACACATAAAGAAATAGAAGTTGAAAAGATTGATGAAATATTAACAACTAATATTAACGAATGTGCAGATTTGCAAAAACAAGGTTATCAAGTAATAGAACAAATTGCAATTGGTAACAAATTGGAATATAAATTAAAACGGGTAAGTTGTGGTTCAATTCCACAAGGCGGAAGCGTCCCTGACAGGAGTTTATAATGGGTTATACAAATTTCCCACACGGATTAACAAGTTTTGGAATACCAGTATTAGGTGGCGGTGTTCCTATATGCTTAGGTGATACATATTTTGTCGATTATTCTATCGGTAACGATACTTTATTTGACGGCAAGAGTCCAGACCATCCATTCAAAACATTTGGCGCGGCTAATGATGCGGTTAAAACCAATAATGATGATTTAATCATTATAAAAGGCATTTCAGGGATTGTTGAAACAAGTATGGTAACATTATCAAAAAGCAGAGTAACCGTTTTCGCTACTAATGGTAATCACCATTACGGACAGGCTGGTAAAATCAGTTTAACAGCAACAACTGGAGCTACTAATATAGCAACAATATTAAACACAGGGGTTAGGAATAATTTTTATGGTATAAAATTTATTAATGAGTCCACAGTAGCACAAGGTTTGTATTGCTTTGCCGATGGTGGTGAATATGCAACTTTCCATAATTGTGAATTTTATAAGTCAACTGATTTAGATGAAACAACAGCATCTGAATTTTTACTTAATGGCGACTCTACACAATTCTATAACTGTACATTTGGTTCATTAGTGAATATTATAGCTGATAATAAAATTAGACCAAATGTTTCAGTGACAGCAACTTTAGACGGTAAAAAATGCAGAGATGCTTATTTTGAAAATTGTTTATTCTTATCAAAATCTGCTGGGACTGAACATGTTGATGTTTACGGTGCTAATGCAACAGATGTTGAAAGAATGTTGTTGATGAAAAATTGTACATTTGTAAGTAATACTTTAGGTGCTGCAACTCCTGCTCATGCGGTTGGTTTTGGTGCTTTACAAACGGAAGGCGTAGTATTATTACAAAATTGTACATCTGTAGATCATACAGTAATGGCACAAGCTGGAGTCGGTATTTATGTATCTGGTGCAGTTCCAACATTTGCAACAACAGGTGTGGCGGTAGCATCATAATGAAAGATAGAGTAATTTGTGCAGTATGCAAATCACCAGCCCCCGATGAATATTCTATCGGGGGTGTCTATTATTGTCTTGAACATTATGAAAAGAAAAAAGAAGAACAAAATAAGAAAGACGATAAAAGGTTTTTAGGTGTTAAATTAAAGAAATTTACAGGTGACTAAATGAAAAAAATATTATTTATGATTTTATTCTTAGGCTTTGTTTTCGCACAAAATACTGATAAACAAACGGTTGTAAAAAGTGCAAACCAAGCTTTAATAGATAGTTTTGAAAAAACGCTTGAATTATTAAGAGTTAAAATTATATCAGGCTCAACAACTGAAACAGCCCCAGTATTTTCACGTTATACCGTACCTGATTCATTATTCACAGCGGGAGCGACAGATACAACGACCACAGTTTGGAAAAATGCGGGTGCAGTAATCGATATGAGAGGCTATACACAACTTAATATATTTATGACGATTGATATAAACACAACAGTTGATTTTAGAGTTCGTGCTATTGGAATGATTAACGATTCAACAGGAACTTATCCATTCACAATTGAAACAGTATCAAGTACCGACGTAAAGGTTTCACCTGAATATATTGAGTTTAATACAGATGCTGACCAATTAGCAGTATTAAAAATACAAACTGACGGAGTGCCTTACGTCCAAATTCAATATAGTGCGGGTACTGCCGGAAGTGGTAAAATTTTGAGTTCTTATAAAAATAAAATTTGGAAATAACATGGCTGGTGGCACTAAAATATCACAATTGCCAACTAATTTGGTAAGAAGCGAATCGGATGATATTGTATGGGATGATTTAAGAATTGTCCCGAGTTCTTTCGATTATGCGGGAGTTGCTGACCCGACTTTATATGATTATCAGCCGACAGGTTCGGGGATAGTTTTCAAAGTTTATAAATTTGATAAAGACGATGTAGGCTATGCAACTGTCCAAATGCCACACGGCTATAAAGAAGGCTCTGCTTTAAGACCCCATATACATTGGACACCATGCAATAGAGGTACTACCGAAGGCACGGCAAAAGTAGGATGGAAAGTAGATTATACTTTTGCAAATATTAGTAGTAATTTTATTGCAGGCCAAACAGTAGATTTACAAGATGCTTGCCATGGTGTTAATGATAAACATGAAATTACAAATTCTGTTTCTGTTAGTGGCACTGGCTTAACTATATCACATATGATATTATTAAGAATTTATAGAAGCGACACAGGGACAGACGATACGTGGGCGGGTACAGGCGCACAAGCTCCAGCTTTATTAGAATTTGATATACATTATCAAAAAGATATGATAGGAAGCCGACAGGAATTAGTAAAATGAGCAGAGAACATAAACATTATATAGCAATCAACAGCTTAAAATTAACATTTTGGGGTGAGTAATGCCAATTACAACTTTAGCAACGCAAAATAAATTATTAGGTTACACAACAGGTGCGGATTTAACAAGAGATGCCTTAATTACTGCATTAATCCCAATGATACAAGCGACTGTTTTTAATTATTGCGGTTATACGCGTTTCCTAAATAGAATGGTACAATATGAAGCGTCAACATTTGCGTTTATTTCTGGTACACCTGCAACGATAACAGATTCAGCATCGGGCTTTGTAGATGCTTATTTTGTCACTGGTGATTATAAAGTTTTAGGTTCAATTCACAACGATAAAGTTGTAAATGTAAAAACAGTTGCAGCGGGAACGCTTACTCTTGAAACTGGGGAAACTTTGACTACGGAAGCGGCTGGAGAGTCCATAATAATGACTAAAATTGCTTATCCCGCTAATATAGATTTATTAGTATCTCAATACATGCAAAAATTTATTACACCGGAAGGCAAATCGTCTAATATTTTATCGGGCGAAAGTTTGCCGGGCGGTTATTCGTGGACTGGCAAAAATGAATCAGATATTATGAAAATTTTTGATGGATATAGGAGTTTATAATGCCCTTATCGAGTTATTATAAACCATATACTAAAAGAACAATCACATATGCTAATGATGGTGGCGGTGGTCAAACAGAAACCCCAGTTGACACAACAATACAAGGTTATCTTTGGAATATGAGTTCGCATCAAATTCTTGCAAGCGCACAAATTAAAGAAAATGCTGAATGTTTTTTTGCTACTAACGAAGCTTTAACTTTAGCAAATAAAATTGTTGACGCGACTACTTATTCAACTACAAAAACTTATGAAGTTGTGGGCGAAAGTAATAACTATCCGAATGAATATATAATTTATAAACTCAAGACTATATCAATATGATAAAAATTGATTCATATATACCGCAATTCCAAATCAAGATTAATAATCTACTTTCTGAAAAGTTGGAAGTTATTGGAGCGCAAAGTGTAACATGGGCGCAAGATGAATTAAATGCAAAAGTTTATAATGTTTGGACAGCCGATAAAGGTTATGAGTTAACAGAAAATCTATTAAACTCTGTTTCTTATGTTACTGATAAATCAGCATCGGCAAACAACAAACTCGAAGCTCCGAACTATCCGGCAGTAAGAATTGGTTCAAATGTTGAGTATGCTTTAAGAATTGAATTTGGTTTTAATGGTCAAGATAGCTTGGGCAGGACATACAATCAGGCTGCTAAACCGTTCCTTAGACCAATATTAGACCACAAAGATGAGATTAATAAAATAATGGCGGTACGTAATGATTAAAGCGATGCGGACAGGTTTTTATAATTGGCTAATAGCCACAAGTAACTTTAAGACAGCAATTACAACAGCCACAACAACGAGATTACATTATAATATTGCACCTGAAAGTTCTGTTGTTCCTTTTTGTGTATTCGATATATTAACAATAAACGCAGATAGTGATACTGTAAATAAATTTTATGAATTTCTTTTGCAAGTAAGAATAGTTTCAAACACTTTAGATAATAGAGATACTGTTGAAGGGTATCTTTACGATTTAGTAGATGCAAGTAACCCAACAATAACAGGATATTCAGTAAGATATAAAAACAGGCTTAAAACAATGGATTTAGGCAAGATAGATAATTATTTCAATACAATAGTACAATACAAGTTCATTATACAAAAATCTTAGGAGTAAAAAAATGGCAAACGAAAAAAGCACAGGTAACACGGTAATATTTAATTGGGATTCAAACCCAATAGCCTGTAAATCAATAACATTTAGTAAAGATGCAACAGTTGAAGATACAACTACAACAGCAACAGCTGCTACTGGTATGGAATCAACACCAATAAGAATAAAATGCGGGATAACAATTAATGCTATTGCTTATGATGGTAGTTCAAATGAAATTACAGGGAATACACTTGCAATAACCTTTGGCGGTACTGCATTCCCAGTCCAAACTTTAACTTACGATAAACAATACACAGTTGAAGATGTGACAACGACCGCCGTTACAGCCCCTTGGATGGAATCATTAGGTATAAGATTCAAAGCAACAACGGTGTTAACGGCATTTATGCGTAGAGATGTAGCCGATAGGATTACAACAACGCCGACAAACGTAGCTACTGTAATAACTTTAGCCACAGGTGTAACAATCACAGGAAACGCTTTAGCAACTACCGAAACTTTAGAAAGTGATGTGGTTGGTATGACAAAAGTTAATTTGACTCTTGAATGGCAAGGTGTACCAACAGAGGTTGGATTGGGAGCTATAACATTAAACACAGCTGAAGATTTTGAAGTTATTAATGAAACAGGAACATCTACGAATAAAGAAGTTACCGGTTCAGCTAAATTCTTTGGATTGTCGGTAACTGCCGGATATAATGAAGTAACTAAAATAGTTTACACAGGTGAAGCACAAGGAGTCATAACCCATGCGTTGTATGCTAACACTTAGTCGTAGGTCTGCCGAAGATGTTTTAAATTTATCCGAGTTTGCAAAGGATAAAGAAGCTAATGAGCTTTTGGTCGTTCAATCCTATGCTTATATGGTTAGTGATTCATATAAGGCAACCTATTATAAAACATCATGGTTTAATATTTTTCGGAAATTAAAACATATGAAATTTATTAAACCTAATGCTAAGTGGATACTTAAAAATTATGGTATTGAACAAATTACCGAAGCCGTTGCTGAAATTAATAAAATAGAAAATACTAAAAAAAAAGTAGCAGAAAATCAGATGCAAAACCAATCAGTCGAGAAGTCATAAAAAATGAGATTGCGATAGTGTACAATATGAACCCAAATCTGGTGGAAAAATTAGACGTTGTGGAATATTCTAATCGAGCGTTTCATGCCTTTAATCATTTAGCTTTATTGGCAGGCGGTGAGTTCAAAACTATGACACCAGATGAAGAATGTATTAAAGATAAAACATTTTTAGAGATAAGTAAAAATAATCCAATGTTCTCTGAATTTTTTAAGAGTGTAAACTAATGGCTGATGAAAAGATTGCTGGTGGGTATGTTGAAATTGTTGCTAATACTACAAAACTCAATAAAGGTTTAAACGATAGTGTAAAAGATGCTGAAAAGGCGGCTAAACAGATTGAGAACGCTTTTAAAAAAGGTACTATAAAACTTGACGATCGCCTTGCTAAAATGAGTGTTAAAGAATTACAAGCGGAATATAAAAAGTTTGAAAATGCAGTTGCAAAAGATATTAAAATGGGTTTATCACAAGCGGAAGTTAAAAGGACAATTTCAGACTTAAACTTAGTAAAAAGCAAGCTAGAAGATGTCGGAGTTAAGGCAGAAACTACCGGTATATCCTTTGGCAAAATGTTTGGTGCTATTGCTGCGGGTGCTATACTTGCTAAAATTGGTCATTCTTTAGCTAATTTTGCTAAAGATGCAATAACAGC